GCCCATCCCCCAGAGCCTTTAGTCCCTTACACTATTGCCGTAGGCGGCACATTCTGGGCGTGTCTCGGTTGTGACAGGATTGCCACCGCACTTACAAACAGAGCACTAGCATCGGCATCTATGTTGAATGTCACCCAGGGATAGCCATCGGTCAGCTCGCTGTCATCTATCTCTACCACCAGCATGTGGTTTAGATAAGTGGCTCCTGTCAATTCCAGGCCCGTGGCCGCTACAGTTGTTTTTACCTCAGCCGCCAATTTATCAGCGTCGGCCGCAGCCGCAATAGCCGCCGAAGTCCAGCGATAACTGAAGTTTATTGCCGTGGTTTTAGCTCCTACCGTTTTACCTTCATAGAATAAAAGGTCTGAATCCCCGGTCAGCGCACCGAGTATAATCAGTATCGTTGCATGTCCGTAGTTCTCCATTGAAAAGGAATCGCTGTCCTTGCCTGCTGAGTTATGGTCTGCTGGTGCAATCAAGGGAACTATTTTAGTTTGTTCTGCTAATCTCATCGTTTTTTACCTCCTGTTTTTAGTCAAAGGGCTTATTCTCGTGACGCTATAGCCACAAACGGGCTCAAAGTCTTGGTGGCTCCGCCTTTATATGGAGTCAAGGGTAAGTTCCAAATAGGCTGCCCATCCACACGATAGACAAAACGAAATACAGTCTCATCGGTAACAAACTGTACGTGAATGGACGAAGCAGTCTGTATCCCACTTTTGTCGGCCATTACATACTGGCTCAAGTCAGCCAGAATTATGTCGCCGACAGTTCCCAGGGTCGCACACTGCTCGATAGGAACTACTGGCCTGCCTATCAAAGTTCCATAAGGTAAGCCACTAAGCCCATTAGCCGGCATATAGACGGGAACTCCGCCGGTGCCTACCGCTAAACTCATGGTAAACAACTGAGGCTCGATGTCCTGGTTAATCAACCAGATTGCGTTCCGCCTGCTCCTTGCCCACATTCGGGACCACACCTTCACGATGTTCTCGGTCAGAATAGTAGCCGCAGGCTGTCCAGTCTCCGCAGCCACGCTAACCAGGGCACCACCATTCAGTATCCCTAGTGGTTGTCCAGCACCGGTGCCGTTTATAATGGCATCGTCAACCATAAAGCCGAATTCCTCGCTAAAAGCCTGCATTATTACAGACTCCAGAGCAGCGGCATCCTGCAAAAGTTCGTCGGTTGCATAGCACAGCCCAATCAGCTTGTTGAGATTTAACTCTAGCTTGCGGAACTTCGGCTTAGTCGCTTGTTTTGTTCCTGCCTCAGCCAGCCAGTAAGCCAGCACGCCACCCCAGCGAGAACCTGCTGCCCGGGAAGTTTCATCAACCGCATTTATTCTGATGCTGTTAGCACCACTACTGATAGGGAGTTTGCGACAGCGATTTGCCAGAACGCCGGTCTCATAGGTCCGCTTCAATAGCTCGGTTGAGAAATCGGTCTGCACCAGAAAGCCACCCTCAGAAGGTACGCCTTCTGAAAGCCCTGTTGCCCGGGTAGTCAACCTCGGGTCAATCTTGCCGCCTGATTTAGCTGCTTCAACCACAGCCATCAACTGCTCGCCAAAGCTCCTGAAACTCTCCTCTTTGTTCTCGGGATCAGGCTTGATCGGCTCTTTGGTCATAGCCTCAATCTCCGGCTGCAAGCCCTTTAGCTGCACATACTGGTCGCGTTCTCGCCCTAATTTAGCTATGTGCGTTTTTAGCTCCTCCAACCTCGCATCCTCTTCCTCGGTGGTGTCTCGCTTTTCGGTCCCAGCCTTCGCAAAAATGGCAAGTCCCTCAGTCCTTGCCTCGTCTATCTTGGCTTGATATTCAAGATATTTTTCCACTTTTAACCTCCTTATTTGTTTCTTGTGTTGCTATATCCCATTGCCCATGCTTCTTTTCCAGACGCTCAACATACCCCTCATCGGGAGTACCCTGGCCGTCCAAATCGTGCTCGGGAAGGTAGCTATTCAATACATCGATAGCCTGCTTGACTACCGCTATATCTTCATCGTTTGTCGCCGTTTTCTTTTCCATGATCACAGCTAATTTCTCCACATCTAATCCAGCCTCTTCAAGAAATGACCGAACTTTCACATCCGTCTGCGGATAGGCTGGATATGTAACTGGCGATACATCAAATAAATCGACTTCCTCCAATGTCCTTATACTTTCCTTTTTGTCTTGATTCTCCCATGAATCCTTGATAGTCTTAAAAGCAAAACTCATTTGAGTAATATCGCCCCGATTGATAGATACCATTAAATCTTTAGCATAGCTGGTATCTGGTGGGTCAACCTCAATAGCTAACCCCTTTTCATCTTCCTCTAATATCAGTGTCCCTGCTTTATTCCGACCGAGAACATAATTGGGATCGTGGTTGAATAAAGCTCGGATATCCGATTTCTTAATGGTCTTGGCAAAGGCACCGGATGCTATCTTTTCTCGGAATCCACCCAAGTCTTCTGATAGCCTGTCGAATACGGCGGCATGCCCTTTTATTTTAGGCTTATCATCCTCTGACCTGACTTCGATATCGTCAAGAGTGAATGTTCTTACCTCTCGTTCTTTATTCATATCTTGTTCCTCCGTTAAATCAACGATTTCTGTTCCGTCAATAATGGCTATATTTCCCTTTTTTTTATGGTCTGCAACCCACTTCTTAGCCTTCGCCATCGTCCATCCCTTATCCTTCTGGAATAAATAGGTGGCAACTTTCTTTTCCTTGCCGCAATAGAGTGCCTTGATACCTTCGTCCTTTGAGATGACAATCGTTGCCGTAATGTCACACTCCGCTATTGGTATCCTTATGTACTTATCGGTTTCTTCAGGCATGATCCCTCCAATTTAATATAGAATTGTTCCTCGATAATTTCTTCGCCATCGCAATAATAATGACAGTCACCACGTTCAAATTTCCTGTAACCATCTTGAGGTTTAATTTCTCTAATATCAGCTTTCGCTTCAAGTAATGGCATTACTTAGCCCTCCCTATTTTCAATTTCCGTCTCCGTGCCCTATTCATCGGCACTTCCTTGACTACTTCCCCCTCTTTGTTTATAAAGCGGACTATTTTTGTAGGCGATGGTGTGAATTTCATAATCTCCTAACCCTAAGATTTCCAAATAAATATTGCGTTGCTTTATCTGCCTGAAATATATCCTCTGCTTTATTACCTAGCCAAAAATACTGACAAGCAAAGGCTTCTGCAAAAGCTTCTGTCCTGTGAGTTTTTGCATATTTATTTACAGGTAAAGCTTCATGCTCAAACCCCAATATTTCATCAAGACAATGCCCTAATTCGTGGATTATCACATAAGGTTTGGCATCATCTAATAATGGTAAGACAATAGTGGTTTGTTCTCGTTTATTTATGGCATGCCATGGATATGAGACATGGGCGGTACTGCGATATGACCTATTATCATCAGTGTCGTCATATCTATGTAATCCCGCATAAACAGGGTCAGTTCCAGTAAAGAAATGAACACATTTAAGCATATCGGCAACTCTTATAGGCAACAAATTAAATGCCCAACTAATAGCGGCAGAATATTCGTAGCTTGTTAATCTCTGCATTAAGTCCTATCCAGGCACTATCTGGCACACGCACCCTTGATGTAATGGCGGATGCGTTGTCGGTCGGTATAGTTGTATCTCTGAGCCACTCTCCGATTCTAGTTTGTCCCCTTCAGCCAGGAACGGCTTATCTATGCCCACTACTTTCCCGTTCATTTCCTGGCATAGCGGACAGCTCTTGCTTCCTAATGCTACCCATCGCAGCCTTATGATTCCTGCACCAGAGAACACCACTTTTGCCACCGCATTGCTTAATTGGATAGTTTCGTTCATTGCCACTTTGCCTGCCCTCGTTTCCTCCCATTCATTCAATCGTGTGGTTATTACCTCAGCAGGCTCCTCTTCCTTTTCTACCGCCTCCCTGATAAGAGCCTGAAGTTGTCCCTTTGACGATTTCGTATATCTTCCGTTAAACACCGAGGCATATTGCTTCAGGAAACTTTCTAATTCTGGCGTCATAACCGCCTCGGCATTTACCTCTTCGGAGGCTATTGCCTGTATTGCCTCAGCCAAAGAATATATCGCTGGCTCAACTTGCTTTGAGATAAACTCAGGAAAGTCTCGATAAAAGTCCTCCAGCCAGGCATCGAAATCGGCACTAGCCCGCAAACCTAAATATTTCTTGGCAGCCCGTAGTATATTGTCAGTTTCCCTTTTAACTACTCGCTGCACGGCATCCTCAAATACCCGCCTGTATGATTGTGCTGTCTGATGCCTGTGAATTGCCGCCTGTGCATAGGCTCTATCAGCCCGGTAATCTGCTAATAGTAGATTCTTTGTTTCCTGTGCAGTCCCCGCCGGTAGCATATTCACAGGCACATAGTAGATATTTCCCTGCTCATCAGGTAGTGGGTCCATATTCTCCAGTTCCCTGACATCATTTGCACTCAGCCATCCCCACTGCCTACCGACGGAATATGCCTTATACCGGCTCTCTACATCGCCGCGCAGCAGTCCCTCTACTAGAAACTCGGCGAAGTAGTCTTTTCGCTCATCCGGGAACAATAGTTTCTTGCTGATAACTTGCTCCCACCGCACAAACCATGGTCTCATCGTATAGACCACGAACTCGATGCCTTGATGCTCTATATTCGAGAATGTGGCATGCTCAAGGTCACCTATCATGTGAGGTGGAATATGGAAAAAGCTCGCTATCTCAGAGCGCTGAAACTTTCGTGTTTCTAAAAACTGCGCATCATCAGGCGGGATGCCAACCTGCTGATATTTCATCCCTTCCTCAAGAATCGCTATGCGGTGCTGGTTTGATAAACCCTGGTGCATTTCATTCCAGGACTTCCGCAAATTCTCCTGTGCAGGTAACCCCAATTTCCCAGGGTGCTCCAGGACTCCGCCGGGCTTGGCGCCATTGCCGAAGAATCTTGCCCCGAATTCCTCTGTCGCCAGCGATAAGCCGATAGCCTCTCGGGCCATGTGAATCGGTGAATAGCCCATCACTCCATCAAACCCAAGCCCGGGGATGTGAAAGACTTTAATAGCAGGCAGTATTATCTCCTGCCCATTCGGCAAACGGTAATAGTAATACAGCCCATCCCTTTCCCGCTTCACCCGCATTTTGTTAGGCAATAAGGGCCAGAAAGCCCGCGGCCTGCCTTTGTCCATATTCCAGTCAATCTCGGCATAAGCATTTCCCCACAAAACAAGGTGGGACATCAATGCCTCACGGAAATTGAACGATGTCATCTCAGGATTCGGCACATCATGCAATAGAGAATATAGCGGGTGCTCGTAAGCTCGCCGCTTGCTGCGGGTTGTTATCCGCCGGTACACCGGCAGAGGAATTGAGGCCAATGTCTCGGACAATATCCTCACGCAGGCAAAGACAGCCACGCTCTGAAGCGCTGTCTTCTCCGTCACGCTCACGCCCGTAGCGGTGCTACGCCCTGCTACGGCCAAATCCATAGCCTTGTCTAAATCTGTTAAAGAATATCGCCTTTCCAATAATCTACTTAATAAAGGTATTTTCATACGCTTAATACTCCTCTGTCTTCATAGATGGACTTTTCCACTTCCCCTTCATGTCGTGTCGCCCTATCTATTCCCATTATCAGAGCCACCATCCCGTCTATTTTTTGAGTTGCTTTTGCCTTGTCGGGTTTCAAGTTTCCCGCCGGGTCCTGAGCTACCACCATATTGTCGGCATTCCACCTCAAAACAGGATTCCCGCCATGTCGTATATTCCCACCTAAAACCAGGTTCATCAACTCCTTTGTCGGTGCCGACATCGAGGCATAGCCTTGACCAAAAGGCACTACGGTAAATTCATCATCCTGTAAGTCCTGGACAAGTTTCGTTGCTCCCCACCGGTCAAAGGCTATTTCCTTAATGTCAAAGATTTCTCTTAGTTCCCTGAGTTCCTGTCTGATATAGCCGTAGTCTATGACATTCCCGGGTGTGAGCTTGATATGTTCCTGCCTTGACCATAGAGAGTAAGGCACTCTGTCCTTGCGTTCCTTTTCCCGCGCCGTGTCGCCTGGTATCCAGAACTTCATAAAGATGTCGTATCCATCTTCTCTAGAGAATACCAAACTAAGAGCCGTTAGGTCTGTCGTGGCTGCTAGGTCCAAGCCCGCATAACAGGGTTTGCCCTTCAAAGCGTATAAATCAACGGCATCCCCGCAGGCATCCCACTTATCCATCGGCATCCACCGCTCAACCGAGGATGTCCACTGGTTCAGGTATAATCTCCTGAAGGTCATCTCCAATGCCGGCGTCTCCTGAGCCCTCTTACATAGTACCCGCATCTCCTCGATAGAGCGGACTCCATATTCCATAGCAGGATTGCAAGCATGCCAGACATCCTCATCCGTCCAGTCCGCATCATCAGGAGCTGCGTAAATCACCGCCAGGAATGTCGGATCGTCTATAATCCCATCCCTGACCTTGCAGGCATAATCATGGATTTCCCATGCGATGGTATTTCTATCATAGCCCGCAGTCGTCATTACATAGACTATTGGCTGCAAGCGTGAACCTGTTGAAGTGATTAAAACATCCCACAGTTCCCGATTGGGCTGATTATGGAGTTCGTCGAATAGAACACCATGCGCATTCAATCCATGCTTCGTATAAGCTTCTGCCGATAATACTTGATAAAAACTATTAGTGGAATGAACCACAATGCGCTTTTGGGAATCTATAATCTTCGCTCTTTTTAGGAGTGCTGGAGATTGCCTTACCATCGGCGCAGCAGCTTGATAAATCAAGGCCGCTTGCATCCTATCACCTGCTGCCGAGTATATCTGGGCGCCGAGTTCATTATCAGCAAATAATAAGTAATTCCCGACCATCGCCCCCGTCTCCGTCTTGGTGTTCTTGCGAGGTACTTCAACATAGCAGGTTCTATACTGCCTTGTGCCATCGGGATTAAGCATTCCAAATAAAGGATGGATTATTTCATCCTTTTGCCAGTCCATTAGTCTGACTGGCTTTCCAGCCCATTCACCCGTGGATAATTTTAGATGCTCCATGAAAAAGACTGCCCTTTCAGCAGCCCTTTCATCTATTCTAGGCTTTATCGCACAAATCATAATCAGTTCTTTCTCGTACTCAGTAGCTTATCCAGTGGGTCCTCGCTCTCCGATGCAATCACGCTAATCCTCGTCCTCGAAGCCGGTGTCATGCCAAACTCCACAAGGAACTTGTGCATCTGTTCCAGTGCCTTATTCGCCACGCTCAAAAGAGGATTCATTACCAGGTTCCCATTGGTAGTCTTGTAGAGGAACTTTAACTTGCCCTTTGAGAGCTTGCCGAGTTCATTTATCTGCTGTTCTGCCTCATACCACCTGCCATAAGCCTGACAGTAACCAGCTAGAGCAGAGCGGTCAATTTTTGTCAGCAATCCGAGAACGTAAAGCTCCTTTGTTATCCGTGTCCATTCCCTCCTCGCTGCTCCCTTTATAAACATAGGACAGGTAGGAATAGTAGAAGTGGGATTAGGCTCACTATCGTTTAATGGCCTTTTGCTCGGATTCCCCTCTAATTGTTTTAATTTCGTTGGTTTCGGTGGAGGTCCACTCATAATTTCACCTATTTTGGTTGCTTATCCATGCGACAAAGAAGCATAATTTGCTTGTTAAGGCTGCCAAGCACCTTCTGGCTGTCATGCCACTTGTTATACAATCGTCAATTATCACAATAGGCATCTTGACATCCTTTATTAATTTATATGGTTCAAAACCTTGCCTAAAACTTTCCATTGGGTAATGGCATTTTTTGCTTATATTTGGCTGCTCAAAAATTGTCACAAAATCTACGCCCAATTTGCTAGCAACTGCCTTCCCTAAAAAGCCAGCAGGGTACTCGTTATTAAAACTCACGCCCTGTGGTGGCACTGTAATAATAAAATCCCTCCAATTAACAAACATTTCCAATAAGGTATTGTCAATATCCTGGGCCATTTCTTCGGTTATATTTGGGTAATTTGAGGGTTCCGCTTTCCACTTCAGAAAATTATCGTATATCTGCGTCTTTCCCTCTTTATTTTTCCGCCATCTCGTTGCAGCAATTACACCTACCCTCACACCAAATACAGCCGTAGGTTTCTTTATGACATCTAAATATTGAAATGCCCTTAGATTAACAAATAAATTTTCTAGTTCATCTCCATTGAAGCCAGTGAGTTCCATGTTAGTCTCGCCATCATCCAGTTCTTCAAGCAAATCCTTCAAGGTGGGCAAATCCCACTCGGCCAGTAGAGCCGATTGGTTATCCATAATCCCATAGGCGCTGGCCACAGCCTTATCATCCTTCACGAAAGCCACTGCTATTTCATCCCATCCGAGAGCCTGAGCAGCTTCCCATATCCCATTCCCAGCCTCAATCATCATCGTTTTGGCATTGACGATAATGGGTTTCCTCTGCCCATAGGCATCAAGAGAATCCATGATAGCCTTCAAATTCCTTGCTGGATGATGCCTTGCATTCCTTGGGTCCTGTTTTACCGATTCCAGCGGTACTTTCAGGCTTTCTAATGCTTCAATTACATTGTCCAATTCGTTTTAACCCCCATCCTCTAACC